TCGCTACGTTCCCCGGGTAAGCATACCGACGTATTTAAATGGATAAGGTGTTGTCTACTTAAAAAGGGTCAAAATTTGGCTTGGGTTACACGTGATACATAAGGGGTAGGTGGGTGGCCCACCCCCTGCGGTCCCTCCCCCCCTCCTGTTTACGCGCCGCCATTGTTGAGACTGGTTAAATGCCCTCCTAGTAAGGTTCCACTCACTCGATTGTCGGGATTGTAGTCGCCCCTCGTGCGTTTTGTGCGGGGCAAGGCAAAGGTTCTCAAGCGTCAACCGCCACTGCGTGCGGGGAGACAATCGTTTTACAAGCGGGATACGTTTCCAGCTGCCCTTGTCTCTTTGTGAGCCTGACGGCGGCGGACGTACCTACCTGACCCTGTATTCTATGGGAAAGGCACGTTGAATTATAGTCGGATATCGCACAACCCCTCTGACAATGGGGCGCGGTATCTGTAAGCACATCGCCGCGGTGTGTTTTCAAATACCCAAGTATCTAACTCATGTCTCAGAAAGGACACATAATGCTATCTGTTAAACAACTTAACCAGAAGATCGCCGGTATCCGTACATCCGCGAGTGCAATCCGCAGTAACGTGCAAGTCGTTCTAGTCTCAGCCGCCGCCCATGCCTATGTTCATGGTGACGTGTCTTCGCTGGATAAACTGTACGCCGCCACGTCAGGGTTAAACCGTAAGCGCATTGCCAAGTGGGTTAGTGCCAACGGGTTTGCCAAGCTGCAAAAAGACTGCACCCACAAGCTGAACAAGTCTATGCGCAAGAAGGCTGAATATGCTGACGGTAACGCCCTTGTCGAGTATCTCACGAATGAGGTTCCAGCTTGGTATGTTGACGAGGAGTCCGCCACGCAGATTGTCAAAGAGCTGGACGCCGTGGAACGTATCAAGTCCCTAACCGCTCAAATCAAGCGCGAAGGCACTGTGGTCAAGAATGTCGACTTCGCGGCGTACCAAATCGCCGTGACAAACCTTAACGCAGCCCTCAAAGCTGCGTCATAACCCCAATGATGCTATTAATCCGCTCTTTCTACTGTCTTAATAGGTGTCTTAATACCAAGTGGTTGATTTTATTGACCGAAAAGACCCTATTAAGACAATAAGACAATAAGACAGTAATAAATAATAATATAAAGTATAGACAACTGTGTGTAGTCGGTGTTCATTTTGCGCCCACCATAACGCTTCCCAGCACCTTACTCTTTTCAGCTGTCTTATTGTCTTAATACTGCAATATCAAGCACTTACAACTGTCTTATTGTCTTAATACAACTGTCTTAATAGCAGATTGTCTTAATAGGTGCTTACACGTAACCACTTTGGAGGTCCAAACATGGCATACACCGCAAACACGTCACGAGACCGCGAACGCCGCGCAGACGTAACCTCGTCCAATATTCGACGACTCATCGACGTCACTGGCGTCCTAATGTTCGCCGCCATCACTGGCGCGTTCGTCTCGTTCATCTTCATCAACTGGATAACAGGTTGTGGAGAACGCTTCCCGACACCGCACGGCACCTACACCCAAGGCGCGTGTGTTTACCCGTCAGACCTATTCAACAACCAAACCCCTACGGAGGTAACACCATGACAGACCAACGCACGATCACGCTCAACGTGGATGCCGTCACCAACATGGAGATCGCAGAGATCACAGGCCACGACAAACTCAACGCAGCCCTTGGCTACCTGTCGGGCTGGAACATGTCTTTCCCCCACGTGACCATCAGCGGTGGCGTATTTGACGGGAACCCCGAATTGGTTGCAGCCTACCGCGCTGACGCTGACGCGCCAAGCGTAGGATATGTCATTGGCGCTGTCTGGCACGACGGCCACTTTGGATTCCACTCCTGACAACCGGAGGTAACTTTGACACACCGCGAAACCCAAACCCCTATGGAGGACATCTAATGCCTACTTTCAACATCACCGTCGAGACGTGCCACGTCTACACGACCAGCAGGGATTTTGGCACCGCAGAAGCCGCAGAAGAATGGGCAACCGAGCAGTGCCAGACAGCACTACTAGACGACGAACCCCACTGGCGTCTGTCCGACGGCACATCCGAAGTCCACGACGTCTCACAGGAGGGCAACTGATGCCTAGACTAGCCAACAACCAAGTGCGTGACGCCGTCAACGAGCGCCGTGCCTTTATGACCAACAACGAGACGATCACGTCGTCTATCAGCAGCAAGGGTTTGTATGTTGTCTACTCATACGGTGAGCACTACCCGATGTACGTCTACGACAGCATTGCCCGCCAGTGGTTCGGTAACGCGGACTGGACGACACCAACCACAGAACGTCACAAGACCCACGCGCGCCCCGACGGCGACATCCGCTGGGCATCAACTGACTACCTCCGCGCCCTTATCCTCGCAGGTAGTTACGTCAACCACGCCGCGCAGCGCGTAATGAGAGAGCGGGCCGCAGCATGAGAACCTTTTACATAACCGTTGAAGGTGTTGTTTCACGTGTTGAGCGTGTGCAAGCCAGCAACGTCGCCGAGGCTATGGCTGAGGCCAAGCGAGAGTTCACCGCCACCGTAGGCGCAACAAGCGCTGTCGTCGTGACAGCCAACGAGGAGAAACACGCATGAAATGGTACATCACAACTTTGCAGAGGCAGTTCGCTAAGTATGGCTTCATTGGCTGCCCGTTAACTCGACAACAACTTGTCACGTTATACAAACACAGCATCCAGCTGGACGAAGCCTACATTATCGGCTGCGACGTAAACAGCGGGTTCCCATTCGACTTTGCCTTCGAGGCAACACTGGCAGGTGAAGGATGAACATCACCATCAAGTTCAAAGACGTGTACGGCAGCCGACTGGTGTACCCAGTGTGCGACAACGCCAAGCACTTCGCCAGCATCGCGGGCACCAAGACCCTGTCCGACACCACCCTTAAAACGATCACGTCGATGGGTTTTGACGTTCGCATCGAACAGGAGACCTTAAACCTATAACCACGTGTTGACATATTATGTGTTTACATGTAATCATATACATTCAACTGCGCCCACCTAAGGGCACACAGGAGAACCACTATGGCTAGCATAAACGAGTGCAAGACCACCATCGCGGCAATGTTCCGCAAATCCCCTAAAGTAGTGCCTATGCTTCACGGCGCACCCGGCATGGGTAAGTCAGACGCCTGCCTTCAAATCGCCGACGAGCTTGGCATACCGCATGACCGCGTTCTTGTGGTGCATATTAACAACCACGACGTCGTCGACTTCACCGGCGTGCCCAGTGTCACCGACGGTATGACCGTGTTCAACCCCACCAAATTGTTTTACGACTTCCGCCAAGGCACCGGCAAGGGCATGATCGTCCTCGAGGAGATGGCACAGTCATCACAGCAGCTGCAAACGTGGGCCGCCGGTTTTGTCCTCGAGCGTGAGACACCCATGTTCAAGGTAGACGACGACGTTGTTATGATCGCCACCGGCAACCGTGCCGAGGATCGCGCTGGTGCTAAGCCCCTACTAGGCCACCTCAACGACCGTATGTACCACTTCGACGTCGACACTTCACTCGACGACTGGTGTGGCTGGGCGATGGAGAACGGCGTTGACCCACTGGGCGTTGCGTTCTTGCGCCTACGTCCTAACCTGCTCAACGATTACGACTCATCGCGGCGCAGCAACCCAACCCAACGTTCGTGGACTAAGCTGTTCACAGAAGTCCCTAACGACTTACCCACTAACATGTATATGACTGCCGCCGAGGGTAAGGTTGGTGAGGGCGCAGCCGCCGAGTGGGTTTCAGCCCGTGACATGATGAACAAGATGCCTAGCATCGACAGCATCCGCCTACATCCAGACAACGCAGAAGTTCCATCCGAGCCAGCAGTTCGGTTCGCTGTGTCCACTGCGCTGTCCATGACGGCAACACCCGACTGTTTTGGCCGTGACATGCAGTATATCAGCCGTCTGCCCAAAGAGTTCCAGATGGTCTACGTCACCGACGCCCTGCGTCTCAACCCACCGCTGCAACAGACTAAGGACTTCATCAGCTGGGCCATCGCCAACAAAGACATCTTTATGGGAGGAAACTGATGCCAAACCCGTACCGCTACCACCACCAACGCGGACTGGAGCTTGTCATGGCCGAGCAAATGTCTTGTCTCTACAAACACCTAAGCGATTTGGAGATGATCCTCAAAGACCGACCCTTTGAGCTTGGCTTAACGCGTTACGCAGAGTTTTTCGACGACATACTGTCGGAAGCACAAACAATCCACGACAACGGCGCAGCGTATATCGCAGCCGAAAGAATCAAAGGGAGGAACTAGCATGAATATGCAAGCACAACTACTCGCAGCTATGGAAGCCGCACAACACGCTATTCCAGCAGCTCCAGCCGTCGACGACGACTCATCGGCACAACCTGTTTACACGTCACCAGATACGTTCAAGTCTATTGCAGAAGTTGCCGCGCCTGTCGTTCAAGAAGTCAAGCGTGAGTTCGTTAAGGTTAAGAACCTCGACGAGAAAGCCGTGCTCGTTCAAGTCAAGCGCCGCATGTACTCACCTTACAAACTCGACGAGGCCGAGAGCAAAGCATACGGCGCAGGTAACGTGAACAAGCACTTGTTCCAAGGCACGACCAACCGCGTCAAAGTCGCCATCAGTGCGTACACCGCAGTGTATAGTTTCGCCAAGGACAACACAGTCCCGTGGACAACTGGCGTCGAACTGCTCAACATCGACCATTACATGGACTTCACGTCGGGTCTGCGTCAACTGATCGACAAGGCCAACGACGCGGTCGACGATCTAGTAGCCAACTGGGACCACGAAGTGCGCATCGACTTGCAGCGTTTGCAGGACATCGCCTACGCCAAAGGTAAGCCCGACCTTGCCGACCCTAACGACTACCCAGAAGCCGACGAGGTTGCTTCGCGGTTCGGTATCGAGGTGCGTTACATCCCCGTGCCTACCACTGGTGACTTCCGTGTGGGTATCAGCGACGACGACAAGGCATCGCTCCAGCAGCAGCTCGACGACGCGACAGCGAACGCAAGCAGACATGTCCTTACTCAGATGCTTGAGCCTATGCAGCGCGCTGCGTCCAAGCTAGCTGTGCCCATCGGCAACGACGGTAGTATCTTCCGCGACAGTCTAGTCGACAACCTCGTCGACGTCTCGTCACGTATGGCCAAGATCAACATCAGCGACGATCCGTTCGTCACCGAGCGCATCAAAGACTTGCAGTCACTCATTGGCACCTACGCCAACAACAAGGACATGCTGCGTAACAACCAGTCCGTCCGCCAGAAAGCTGCATCCCAGATCGACGCACTATGCGGTCAGATGGCGGGGTTGGTATGAGACAACCCAAAGAATACTACTGCGTCGGCTGCGGCAGCACTGACATAATTATCGAAGCGCACTGTTACTGGGACAACGTCACGCAAGGTTATGCGGACTTTCAAATTTCGGATGAAGGCCGCGACTGGTGCACAGAGTGCGAGGACCAGAGCACCGGAGCTTTTCGCGCAATCACAGACATCAAGACCCTCGCCCAGATCGCCATCGTCAAATCAGAAAGGAAAACAGCATGAACGCCCCACTACAGCACACTGCGCTCGACGAGTTGCAACGCAAGGTAGGCAAGGCCAAGTCACTACTTATTCTTGACCACCCCTTCTTTGGCACCGCTTGTTCCAAGCGCCCGATCATCTACACCGACACAGTTCCGACAGCAGCTATGTCAGGTACAGGCCAGATGTATATGAACCCCGACTGGTGTTCTGCGTTAACTGTACGACAGCTTATGTTCTTACTGGCACACGAGGCACTGCACTACATGCTGTCTCATTCGCTGCGTCTTGGCCATCGCGACGCCAAAGCGTGGAACATCGCTTGCGACAAGGTTATCAACGACACGCTGATCGACGCCAATGTCGGTGACTTCATCGACGGCGGTGTGACACTCGACGGCGCACGTAACATGGCATCCGAAGAACTGTACGACGAGGCAGACGACGGCGACGGCGACGGTCCGGGCGGCATAGGCAACGACGTAGGCCCACCAGTCGACGACAACGGCAGCGCGCTAGACGACTCACAGATCAGCCAGCTAGAGGCACAAGCCAAGATCGACGCCATCCAATGCGCCAAGGCAGCCAAAGCCGTCGGTAAGCTCCCTGGAAGCATCGAGCGTCTCGTCGATCAACTTGTTAACGTGACAACACCTTGGCACAGTATCCTCGAGCGCTTCATGCAGTCTAAGATCAAAGACGGCTACTCTTGGAACAGACCCAACCGTCGCTTCATCGCCCGAGGTATATACATCCCCGGCACCGACTACACACCCAACATGGGACCACTTGTCATCGCTGTCGACACGTCTGGCTCGCTAGACGACGACGACATCGCCATGTTCAACGGGCACATCAACCGCATACTCGACACGTGCAGCCCAGAGATTGTCCACGTGGTTTACTGTAACACACACGTCCAAGGTGTTGACGAGTACACACCTGACGACTTTCCTGTTTACATCCAAGCCAAGGGCGGCGGCGGTACATCGTTCAAGCCAGTGTTCGACTGGGTCGACGACAACAACATCGACCCCGAGTGCGTAGTCTACCTGACCGACGGCTACGGCGACCAATCATCCTTCACCACCACACACGAAACCGTGTGGCTCACCACAGGCACCACGTCATTCGACTGGGGCACCGTCATTAAGTTCGAGGAGTAATAACTATGACTGCACGTAACCCCGTGGCTAACAACATCGCCGACATAACAAGAGACCAAGGCTTTACCGGAGCCACAATCCACATCCAACCAAGCCAGTGGACATCTCGCCGCCGTAGCATAATCCTTAAAGCGCTGCGCGACGGCCTGTCTACAGCAGGGTATCAAACATCTGACTTCATTGAGGAGCTAACTCGTGCGTACGGCAGCACGATTATCAACGCGGCCACTAACAGCATGATCCCACTCGACGCAATTCGCGACGACAAGAAAGAGGACATGGTTGCTTACACCGCGGCTTGGATAAAACTAGCGCAGAGCCAAGGCGAACTTCAAGGGTGGAACTACCACAACTACCTGTGTCGCCGCTGGCTGGATAACATCGAAAAGGGAGCAGACATGGACGAGTTCCCACTCCCAAAAATCTCCCCACACGAACGCGCCGATTTCATCAAAGAGTACCTCAAGGACGACGAGGACTCAATCCGCGCACAACTGGCCGAGAAGATCGAAGCCGGTGAAGAACTGACCATCTTTGTAAAAGCAGCATAGGGAATAATACTATGGCATATGTACGCAAGACAGAAACACTGATCGACGACGTCGTTAGACGCATCCGTAATATGGCCGCGAAAGCACTTGGCGTTTACGAAAGTAAGAGCATCGAGATCGACACCGCCGAGTACGCTGCGGCCTGTGAAGCTATACACACAGCGGCCTACCGTGACGCACCGCAGCTTCGTGGCAACCTGCCAGAGTCTTGGCTGTTCAAGACCGAACGCATCAACCTGCGAATCAAAGACCACTCCGGCAACACCATAGCTCGGGCAGGTCTCGACGCCCCTGAGCACCGGAAGTTCGAGGTGCCTGCGCACAAAGCAAAAGCAAACAGCTGGAGTGTTGACGTCGACGTGTACGCCGACGAGTGCACGGGGGCTCTCGCGATGTGGGTTCAGGCGCACACCACAAAGACAGAGCAGCGCAGCACCATCGAGACGCAGTACCGAGAAGTCGAGCGGCAGGTCATCGGGTTCTTGCGCACCCACGCATCGCTCAACGCTGCCATTAAAGAGATGCCTGAGATCGAGCTGTATGTGCCTGACCAGTACCTCAGAAAGATGCATGAGGCCGTCGCACCACGCGTCAAAAAAGAAGAGCAGCAGTCTGCCATCACCGAGCTGGGTATCGACCGTAACGCCCTTGCCGCCGTCGCAATCGCACACCGAGTAATGTCTTAAAGGATAACAACATGACTAAAGCAAAAGTAAACGTGTCAGCCCTAGCCCGAGCAGCTGGACTAAAACCAGCGTTAGTTCACAACCGCTTGTATGCGGGCATGTCGCTAGAGGACGCGCTGTCCTCCCAAAAATACGCGCGACGCCCTGTCCATCGCGAAGACCCCAAGCCCATACTTCGTGAAGCCCCCAAACCCATAACTCTACCACCGCTTACCCAGAAGAGTCCGTTCCGGTGGGACTACTTTTGGGCGGGAGCAACCGCTTGCACCGCAGCTGCACTCGTAGGGTTCTTTATTAATGCCTAATCCCGAAGAGAAATTTGAGAAACTCAACGCCAAATATTCACGGCTGCAAGAAAAGGCGCAGAAACAGCGCAGCGAGATCGTGCGCCTTACTCGAAAGATGGAGGCACTTACGTCTGACAAACAGGCGTTGCTAGTCGACATCAAATGGCTTCGGGGTGAGCGATGAAATTTTGTTTAGAATGTGCGGTCGTAACAGCGGTATTGACCATCATCGCAGCCGTCTTAGTAGCACAAACACGGGGGTGGGTATGAAAATATGCACCCCCCTACGTGGAGAACCTAAAATGGTAACGACCCGACTACAGACGATCACCCAAAACGCTTTCGCACTGCCGAAGGCGGCGACTGCAAACGAGGCTCACGTCGGAGAAGCTATCCTCCACTACGAACACTCAGACGGCCACCGTTCTCGTATGCCAAAGGTGCCGGATCGGTCGGTCATTGAACGTCAGGGCTTGCGGCGGCTTGCGGAGGTCGAGGTGCTGAAATTCCTGCGGTCGTGCCCAGACGGCATATCAACGCAACGTGCCATGCAGGACGGGCTGACGGGTATCGTGCGCCCAGCGAGCGTTGAAAACGCTTTGCGAAATCTAAACGGCGCTGCTGGATTTATTCGTAAACACGTTAGCAGCACAGGCAACCGAAACTGGTACGAACTAACAGCCAAGGGCCGCCGCGCATGAGCAAGAAACGCAATTTTCGCTGTCCCGACTGTTGGCGGAGCTACCCCAGCGCGGAGGCCGTTATGCGGCACCAAGTGAAGGCGGAGGGCCGCTGCATCGACAGCGCGCCCACATACGTCGCAGGCAGGATCAAACACGAACGCGCAAAATACAATAAGGAGGATGCGGAATGATGTATAACGTGCTGAGAAGCTACACAGTCTGCGAGTGCCACGAAGTAGACGCTACTGACGAGGATGCCGCAATTCAATTAGTTGAAGACGGGCTTAATGACTACTTCGTTGATAGCTACGACGGTGATTACGTCCGCGACGACAACGGTAAAATTATCTACACCGTGGAGGATGTGGAATGAAGATATGCACCGTCGACTTAGAGACGTACTGGTCAGTCACACACTCGCTGAGCAAAATGTCCCCCATCGCGTACTGTATGCACCCCGACACGGAGATCATCAGCTGCGCGTTCAAGTTCGATGACGAACCCACCGAGGTTGTCTTTGGCGAGGCGAACGTGATTGCGTACGCTAGCAAGGTCGACTGGTCACAATACTGGGTCGTCGGGCATAACCTTTCGGGCTTCGACTCTATGATCCTGTCGTGGCGTATGGACATCAAACCTAAACTCTGGGGCTGCACCCTCGCTATGGCGCGGCCTATCCACGCGAAGGACGTTGGCCTATCACTCGCCAAACTCGTGGCGCACTACAAGCTGGGGTACAAAGACCAGTCGGCGCTGATCGCCACCAAGGGTAAACACCTGTGTGATTTTACTGAGCAAGAGATTGCTGACATGGGTAGATACAACGTCGCCGACGTAGACCAGTGCTACGAGTTACTGCGACGACTCATCAAGCAGACCCGCCGCGAAGAGGTCAAGCTGATCGACATGACAATCCGTATGCTGGTGGAGCCACAGTTCGAATCCAACACTGCGTTACTCCAGCGCACCTTAATTGAAGAAAGTGTGCGTAAGAAAGCTATGCTGGTGGAAGCGTCTAAGATTTTAGACACCTACGACCCCCTAGAAAGTGCTAACGTGAATGCAGATGCCGCGTTGAAATTACTGTCGTCGGCTGCTAAGTTTGCGGTGTTCCTGCAATCCCTTGGAGTACCTGTTCCCACCAAGGTTTCACCCCGTACCGGTAAAGAAATTCCGGCGCTGGCCAAAACTGATGAGGACTTCATTGCGTTGCAGGAACACGACAACCCCATTGTCGCCAACGCGGCTGCGGCCCGACTAGAGGCGAAGTCGACTATCTTGCAGACACGCATCCAAGCGTTCCTCGACGCAGCCGCCGCACACCCGCAGTCCAAACTACCGATCCCACTCAAATACTACGGGGCCGACACCACTGGCAGATGGAGTGGCTGGGGTTATAACCCACAGAATTTACCACGCATCAACCCGTACAACCCTCGCCCGTCGGACGCACTGCGTAAGTCGCTCGTCGCTCCACCGGGCCACAAAGTCGTCGTCGCCGACCTGTCCGGGATCGAGCTACGCGTCAACCACTTCTTATGGCAAGTCCCGTCTAGTATGGATATGTTCAAGGCTGACCCTGAGAAAGCTGATCTGTATAAGGACTTCGCCAGTAAACTTTACGACATCCCGTTCGATGAAGTGACCAAGGTCCAACGCCAAGTCGGTAAGGTTGCGCACCTTGGGTTAGGTTTTGGGGCTGGATGGAAGACCTTTATGACTGTTGCCAAGCTCATGGGCGGCGTCGACATCACCGAGGACGAGAGCCGAGACATCGTCAACCGCTGGCGCGATACATACAGCGAGATCACTTCGGGCTGGCGGACGTGCCACGGCGCGCTGCCAACGATTATGCAGGGTGCAACAGGCAAAGCCGTCGACCCGTGGGGCATGGTCTACCCTGTCCCCGAAGGTCTCAAGACACCCAAGGGAATCATCCGCTACCCAGACCTACGCACCGAGCGTAACGAAGACGACAATCGCATGGAGTTTATCTACGGCAACGGGCGCAACAAGGCGCGAATCTATGCGGGTAAGATCGACGAGAATATCGTCCAACACCTCGCCCGGTGTGTGATCGCTGACAACGCGTTAACAGTACAAAAGGTTACTGGTTTAGACCCGGCTTTGATGGTTCACGATGAATTAGTCTATGTGGTTCCCGAAGATGAGGCCCAACCGCTACTAGATGTAGTGCAAAAGGTAATGCGCACACCGCCACTCTGGTGGCCAGAGCTAGTGACATGGAGCGAAGGCGACATTGCGGATACATATGGTGATGCTAAATAACATGTTTACACGCGTTCATATAAGTGCGCACACTACCGTATACACGTAAACAGATAACAGGGAGTAAGAAAAATATGAGACTAATTCTTGAACGTCAGGTCTGCTATCAGCGGCAAGCAAAACGCCGCCATCAGTCGATCAGTGGGTGTTACCCACGGGGTCCGAAGATTAAGACACCAACAGGCCCACCAACGATTCTACGTGGGGGGAAGTACATGACCCGAGTAGGCGGTGGTGTGCGCAGTAGGTTTGAATTAGCGCCTACCGTTGGGAAGTACATGACCCGAACGGGTGGTCTTAAATTAGCATTAGCGTTGATCGCCAGTGGTGGAAAAATCCTCATTGACTGGTCGCGAAAAAATCGGATGACGGTAAATGGAATATACACCAACTAACGAAGTACGGGGATGCACGGAGTTCTTTCTAAGGAACCCCAACGCTATCTCAAAATGGCTCAACACAGCAGATAAACATATGCAAAGCTATGTGGCCAACCCCGAACTATTTTTACTTGCTAAACAACACGAGGTTTTACGACCGCTTGTTATGGCATACGCCAACGACCTTGGAGGTTTTGCTCAATACTTGCTGGAGCTTCGGGGTAATTTTGACCGCAGAAGCGCAGAGTTCGTAGAGATTCAAGCTATCTATAGGCGCACTAACGGACGTTATGTTCAGCAGGTACGCCGAGAGCGAATGGGAAGGGCCATGGAAAAAGCAGAAGCGCTACACGGACCAGTGCCCTACCCCACGCGCATACAGTGGATGACAGACGTAGAACACAAGTGGGCAAAACGGCGTTTAGAATTTCTTACTACCGTCCGCAGCAACTCAGGCGGCGAGCACCTGTCGACCGAAGATCGCACTGAGGCTCTGCTCGAGTTCTGGGACGTAATAGACACCGAAATACATGAAGGAGACTTACCGCCATGGAACTAAAAAAGGCGTGGAGCTATTCCGCGCTAACAGCCTTCGAGACCTGCCCACGCCGCTTTCAGCTAACGCGAGTGACAAAGCAGGTACGAGAGTCCCAGACTGAAGCCACGGTCTGGGGTAATAAGGTACATAAGGCTCTTGAGGACTTCGCCAGAAGCGGCAAACCTCTCTCGCCCGATCTCGAGAGATACGCAAAGTACGTTAAGAAAATACAAAGCTACGAGGGTAAGCGTGTCGTTGAAGAACGCGTCGCGCTTGACCGAAATTTCAGACCAACGACATGGATGGCCAAGGACGTCTGGGTTCGTGGCATCATCGACATCGGCGTCGTTGGTTCTGAGAAAGCATACTTGCTCGACTGGAAGACAGGCAAACGTCGCCCAGACTCTAACCAGCTAAAGCTCTTTGCGGCGCTGGCGTTTGCGATGTACCCTTGGGTAGACAAAGTTGTGACGGGGTTTATTTGGCTCAAGACTTCCGAGTTTGATAAGGAGGTGTTCACGCGTGGGCAGCTGCCAGAGATATGGAGCGAGTTTATGCCCCGTCTAGCGCGGGTAGCCATCGCCTACGATCAGGACAAGTGGACCCCTAAACCGAGCGGGCTCTGCAAGAAATGGTGCCCAGTGGGTCGCCAGCTATGCGAATTTTGCGGAGAGTGATATGTTACGAAAAATGCAGGTCGATGATATAATGACGCTGACAAACAACGAGCTTCTCGAAGCCGCGGTTAAAGAAAAGCACCTAACCTCCATCGAGCTGGAGCTTTTGCACCGTTTAGAGAGCTATGTTGCTATGTACGGCGACTATTTAGAGGAGCAAGTTCACTGATGGGTATGACTCCAGAGGGCAAAGTTAAGAAGAAAGTCAAAGAGTACCTCCAGTCTATCGGCGCGTGGTACTACATGCCTGTGATTAACGGCATGGGCCGCGTTGGCTGCCCAGACATACTGGTCTGCTACAAAGGTTTATTCATGGCGTTTGAGACGAAGGCACCCGGCAAAATAAAGAACGTCACTGCTAACCAAGAACGTGAAATTAACGACATAATAAGTGCTTACGGGTTAGCACTTGTTGTTGACGACGTTGAACAAGTGAAGGAGGCTATCAATGAACTTACCAGAAAAAATAATCCGCGCTCTGACGAATAACCCCGCGATGTTTTCGGGCTTATTGTTAGAGAGGCGAAAAGAATTTATTGAGTGGTTGCGCGAGAACACGCACGTCGTGGGACAGTTTCTGACCTACGCTCAGATGCTCAACTGCCGCGGGGGACGTGCCTACTACTCTGCTTACTGCATCCGCGAACGCATTCGATGGGACACGCTCGTTAGCGAAAACGAGACGCAGTTCAAACTATCGAACAACATGACGCCCTTCATCTCCCGATTGGTGATGGAGATCGACCCAAGCCTGAAGGGCATGTTCAGGGTTAAGAAAGGAGCAGACTATGACCAAATCGTGGAACCCAGCATTAAACCTTGCGCGTGAGCATCTGGAAATGCGGGATATGATCGAAGAGCTTCAACACGGCTTAATCACGTACAACGCGTGGGTGAAAAAATACAAAAACTTTATGTGCGACACTCACGTAGAAATGTACGTCAACGATGTGCTCGAAGCCGAAGAAAGGTTCACCCCACCGTCGCAAAGGATACAACACTAATGCCAAAGTCATCCAAGCAGGAGTTAGCCACTAAGGCAGCTTACAACAAGAAGCCGAAAGTGCAGGCAAAACGCGTGGCGAACAACAAAGCCCGCCGCGAGGCCGTTAAAGAAGGCCGCGTCACGAAGGGTGATGGTAAGCACATCGACCACAAGGTGCCACTCGACGCTGGCGGTAGCACTGCCAAGTCAAACACCCGTGTGGTGAGCGCCGCAGCTAACAAAGGCTGGCGTGGTAAGAAACCCGGCATGTACACAAAAGGAGGGAAGTGATGATAGAGAGACTAGGAGCGGACGGTAAGTTTTATACCGACAGCAAGGCTGAAGAACGAGTTTGGGCATACCTGTTGAAGCATAGAGCAACAGCCGACGCCATAGACATCGCCCTAAACTGCGACATCACTGAAGCCGAAGCACAAAGTTACATCGACCGGATTTCATCCGAGACTTGGCGCTACAATCTGCCAACGCGTGACCACAATATTGGAGAGTCAAACTACGCCAAGCACAAGATACAGCCATGGGACATCTGGCTAGAGTACCAGCTAGACCCTTGGGACGCTGACATCATCAAGCGCGTACTTCGAGACAAGCCCGGCCAACGCCGCCTCGACTACGAAAAAATCAAGCACGTCTGCGACGAACGCATTCGACAAATAGACGCAGAATTAGATGAGGTTTCCCATGTTAGTCTGGAAAGAAAAGAAAGCGCTGCTGCTTAAAAGCAGAACACCCGAACGCATCACAAACATTATACCATCGGCTAAGACCTTCACAGTTAAAGGTATCCCCTACGTGGCGGTGCCACACAAGCTAGCCGAGACCAAGATGCTAAAGAACTTAGGCTACGAACCCCCTGCTCCAATACGTGAATATTACGACTGGCCGGGCCGCTTCAAGCCGTTCGATGCACAGCGCGAGGCTGCTGCGTTCTTATCTATGTATGATCGTGCGTTCAATCTGTCCGAGCTAGGCACGGGTAAGTCACTCGCGTCGTTGTGGGCATACGACTACCTGCGTGGCATCGGTAAGGTGAACAAGGCGCTGATCGTGTCGCCGCTCTCCACTCTGGAGCGCACGTGGGCCGACGAGGTGTTCCAACACTTCCCACACTTAGAGACTGCGGTACTGCACGGCTCCCGTGATAAGCGCGTAAAGATGCTCAAGACCGACGTGGACATCTACATCATTAACCATGACGGCCTACAGATCATCGAGCCGCACCTCAAAGACCGACCTGACATCGACATCATTATCATCGACGAGATCGCACAGGCTGCGCGCAACGCAGGTACAGATCGCTGGAAAGCAATCAACAAGGTTGTGAACCGTCAAGGTATTCCACGCTACTGCTGGGGTATGACGGGGACACCAACACCGAACGCTCCTACAGACGCTTGGGCGCAGTGCAGACTGATTAACCCTGAGAGCGTACCGCCGTACTTCAATCGCTTCAAAGGGCAAGTCATGCGGCAGCTTGGTCAATTCTCGTGGATTCCTAAGTCCGATGCTACCGAGATCGTTCAAGCTGTGATGCAGCCATCAGTCAGGTTCACCCGCGACGAGTGCCTCGACTTGCCACCATTGATGTACGAGACGCGCCAAGTGCCGCTGACCAAAGAGCAGAACAAAGCCTACAAAGAAATGGTCGCGCGGATGCGCACTGAGGCTGAAGAAGGTGAAATCACAGCAGTCAACGAAGCGGTCAAGATGGGCAAGTTAGTCCAGATTGCCTGTGGCGTAGTCTACTCCAACGACAAGAAAGAGATTACCATCCCGTCGTCGCCGAGGATTGAAGAGACCCGCGAGATCGTACGCCAAGCAGAGGGCAAGGTGATCGTGTTTGTACCCTACGTTAGTTCGGTACGCATGGTCGCTGAAGAACTCAGCAAGGACTTCTCAGTTGAAGTGATCCACGGGGGAGTAAAGAAAGATGAGCGTGACCGTATATTCGGTGCGTTCCAGAAGAGCAAAGAACCAAAGGTTATCGTGGCACAACCCGCCGCTATGTCCCACGGTCTGACGCTGACGTCCGCATCTACCATCATTTGGTATTCATGCGTCACGTCGAACGAAGTCTTCGAGCAAGCCAACGGTCGGATCAACAGACCCGGCCAGAAGATGAACAACTTCATCATAATGCTCGAAGGTACTCCAGTAGAGAAGCGCATCTACAAACGTTTACGGACCAAGCAGAAGATGCAGGGTGCGTTACTGGACGAAATCAAGGCAAATCGGGAAGCCGTGATGTCTTGACCCCTGATCGCATATGAACTAATCTGTTTACATGTGAACACACCTAGAGGTAACTGACACAATGGACTTACTTAAACCTGAACAGGTTTCGGAGAAGCTAGGCATCACCAAAGCAGCACTACCCGGTCTGCGAAGGCGAGAGGCTAGCTTCCCCCAACCGATAAGAGTCTCGCAGAAGGTTCTGCGTTGGGACGAAGCTGAAATTGACGAGTGGCTAAACTCAAAAAGGGAGAAAGAAGATGGCAACAATATCAGAACTGGATGACTTATCGCTGCTAAAGATATTCATCGGACTGCGCGAAAGACGCGCACAACGTAAAGCCGCGTACTCGGACGACGACTCCGGTGACAAAGGCAAACAAGACAAGATCGAAGTAGAGTTTCTCAAACGGTTTCAGTCGCGTGGCATCGACAACGTGGCTGCCCGTAACGTAGGAACTGCTTACAGGTCAACACGTGCGTCTGCCACTGTAGGCGACTGGGACTCGTTCCTCGATCACGTCAAAGAAAACGGTGCTTGGGAGATGCTAGAGCGCCGCGTCAACAAGACTGCTGTTGAGCAGTTTAAATCCGTCGAAGGTGATCTCCCACCCGGCGTCAACTGGTCGGAAACACAAGTAGTAAACTTCCGCCGCAAATAACCAGAGGTAAATACAATGGCTAACGATATGGTCGCTTTTGCGGCAACAAAACTGCCCGCTCACCTAGCGGGAAAAGTAAAAACTGACAACGTCTTCGCTAATGCGGTGTCGGCTGGCGGCTTCCCTGTCATTTCCATCAAGGGGAAAGTTTTCCACATCCAACGTGGTGACGATAAAACACTTGTAACTAAGGGGGAGGAGGGCGAACCAGCTGCTTCACTCGAGGCAATCATTGTCGCGGTGAACCCACACAAGTCCAAGGTCTACTACGACCACGGTTACGAAGAAGGTTCAGTGGCGAAGCCTACATGCTACAGCAACGACGGCATTGCTCCAGCGGCTGACGCTGATAACGCGCAATCTAAAAAGTGCGCGGTTTGCCCACACAACCAGTGGGGATCACGCATCACCGACAACGGCGGCAAAGGCAAAGCATGTGGTGACTCTATGCGCTTGGCACTATCACCACCGGACCAGCTAAACGATCCAATGCTCATCCGCGTACCTGCGGCGTCACTGAAAACGCTTGGTGCCTACGGCGCACAGCTGGCGAAGCGTGGTGTAGAACCTCATCACGTGATGACGAAGATCGGGTTTGACTACAACGTGGCCCACCCTGCCCTGACCTTTAAGGCAATGCGCTTTGTAGAAGCAGAAGAACTTGCGCAGATCGAAGCTGTGCTGGTCGAAGAAGCCGAAACCATCGCTTCGATCACAGGAACGTCTAACCCTATAACGCCAGAGACCGAGCACAAGGCTGCCGAGGTGGCCCCCACGCCTGTAGCACCTTGGCCTTTACCTTTACCTGTAGCTGCACCTGTAGCTGCACCTGAGCCTGTAGCTGCACCTGAGCCTGTAGCTGCACCCGAGCCTGTAGCGGCAGCACCTACGGCAAAGGTTGACGACTACGACAGCATAGACGAAGCATTAGATAACCTCGACTTCGACGATTGATCTAAACACTTCGCGCGTGACGGGGCTTCGGTCCCGTCACTAACCTGTTAACACGTCAGCATATAGGTAGGCACATGAGTCCACTAGATTTCCTGAAGCTCGTGCTTCCACTCCAAGGCAAAACTGTACTAGGTCTTGCACAACCTCGCGACGATGGCGGCCTTTGGTTTAAGTGGAAAGACTACAACACGGTAGAAGAAGCTGCATCAGCGGCCACCTACTTTAACGGCCGTGGCGAAACTGTCTACTTTGGTGTTAATTCGTTTGGCGACTGGTACACCGACGAAACCACAGGCAAGCGCCACATTCGCACACAAGAGAATATCGTGGCTTGTCGCGCTCTGTTCGACGACTTCGACGTCGACGTTAAAAAGGCAGACGCCGCGGACACCAAAGAAGAAGCCCTCGAGAACGTAATCAAGCTAGCCAAGGCACTTCGCCTTACGCCGACCATCGTGAACAGTGGCGGCGGCTACCACAGCTACATCCACTTCGACGAAGACATTACACCCGCAGTGTGGGAAGAACTGGCTGCGCTAAAGCGCGACATCTCACTACACCTAAACGTCAAAGCAGACCGCGCTGTGGATGGAGACATCGCTCGTATACTTCGCCCCGTGGGTATGCTGAACCACAAGTACGATCCCCCACGTGCGGTCGAGCTACTTAAAGTGGGCAAGACTTATTCAGTAGATAAGGTCAGAGAAACTTTGACCAGCTACATCCGCGAGAACAATGTAGAGCCAGCCCCTGTAGCGAGCAAAAAAGGCGACATGGCCAACCCGTTCGCCGCTGCGGTAGGCGATTACCCCGAGAGTTACGCAGAGCAGATCGCAGAGAAGTGTAGTGCTATCCGCACGTTCAAAGAGAGCGGTGGCGACATCGCTGAGCCCCACTGGTGGGCTAGCATCGGAGTGCTAAAGCACTGTGAAGACGGCGAAGAAAAAATACATGAGTGGAGCAGTGGCTATGACGGCTACTCTCAATCGGAGACCCAAGCGAAGATTGACGAGTGGTCTGCGAACCCCACGAGCTGTGTAGAGATGGACCGCCACGCGAACTGTCGGGCTGACTGCCCTTTCGCAGCTACCTGTAAAAGCCCGATCAGCTTGGGCTACGTCGAAGTTTCCGTATCCGTCGTACAACCCTCCGTCGACGCGACCGTAACGACGGCCCCAACTGCGACGACGGCGGCGCAGCAAGGCGCGATTATTGAGGGTCAACACATCCCATACTGGCCCGACGCTGGCTACCGCTGGAACGGTGCCGCTCTGTCGCGTTCGTACGTTGACGACGAAGGCGTCGTGCATTGGACCCCATTCTGCCGCTCGTTTGTCTACCCACTTAACCGGATCAAAGACAGCGAAGGCCAGTGGACGATCCACTGGAAGGCGCTTGAGAAGAACGGAAGTTGGCGTGAGTTCTATATGCCAATGGCCGAGTTAGCATCTGCGGACCTAATGGCTAAGACGTTCGCATCATACGAAGTGTTCCTGACAAGATCGAAAAACGCGAGGAATTTCATGGCAGAGTTTGCAGAAGGGCTGATCGAGAAGCTCCAAGAGTGGCGCATCGAAACAGAAACATTCACTCAGTTCGGCTGGACCAAGGACCGCAAGGGTTTCGTAATCGGCACCAAGATGATTATGGCCGACGAGGAAGTAAACGTACTGTGCGATGATGGTATCCCACGCGACATCGCTGTGGACTTTGGCATCTCAGGCACACTCGATGAGTGGATTCTTAACATAGATAAACTTTACAACCGCCCCGGTGCAGAACCATTCCAGTTCGCGCTATGCCATTCGATGGGCTCAGCCCTTGTGGAGTTAATGGGTTCCTCCAACTGGCACGGGCTACCACTGGCGTTCACAGGGCATGGCGGCACCGGCAAATCGACGGCAGCTAAGATCGCCTGTGGCTTCTACGGAAACCCAGAGCACATGGAGCGCCAGACAGGTGAACAGGGTTCTACCCTTAACGCGGCCATTAAACGGATCGCCATCATGGGCGGTGTCCCAATGCTGCTCGACGAGTTCTCAGGCCGAACACCTGACGAGCTGACCCGCACAGGCTACGCCCTAGCCAACGGTCGTGACAAAGAGCGCCTCGGCACCAGTGGTAAGTTCAGCACCGTCGGCGGCCAGTGGTTTAAGAACAGCTTCATCACGTCCAACGACGGCATCATGGAGAGCATCTCTAAGCTACCAGCGGGTTATCGTGTTGAGGCTACGCAGCTGCGCTTCTTCGAAGTATCGCTGCCTAAAGATTTCCGCAACGCAGTGTTCCCTGACATTACGCAGGAGTTCATCGAGCACCACATGGACCGCGTGTACGGCGAAGCATGTCGTCCGTTCCTTCAGTTCATCATCAAGAACAATGATTGGGTGCGCCGCCAGATCACATCGGCACGGGCGAAGTTTAACCCCAAATCTGAGGATGATAACAAAGAACGCTTCTACAGAGACACCATCGTGACTGCACTGGTTGCAGGTAAGATCGCAGAGAAGCTGGGCCTCGTTCAGTTCGACATCAAGGGTATGAAAAAGTGGGCGATGTCACAGGTTGTCACCATGCGTGAGAGCCGCCGTGAAACCAACACGGACATCAGTGAGCACCTAGCTTCGTTCATCGCCACGCTGCCGGGACGACTCATCATCACAAAGCACTTCGGTGACGGTCGCGCTAAGACAAAGGAACACCCAATGGAAATGCTACGCGCCCCCGCAATTGGTCGTGTCTGCACAGAAGATAAGAAGGTGTTCGTCACTTACAAAGCCGTCGCCGACTGGTGCAAGGAATTTGGTGTCACCGCCGCTGCCATGAAGGAGGAGTTAGATCGCTCAGGCTACATGATCTACACCGCCGACGGTCAGCCGAGCCAGAAGGTTTATATCGGTTCGGGCACCACTGTGCCTAGCGGGCAAGCTCGTTGCTACGAGTTCAAGTACCACAAGCTGTTCGACGGAAAAGCACTAGCACTCGTCAAGACCGAAGACGGTGTCGTCACCCACGCGCAGGCAGAGGGAGGGCAAATGCAGTGACCGAAGTACAACAAATATTGAAAGCGCTGAAACACAGAGCAAACGGAATGCTATTGGAAGGGCAACGCCGTGACCGCCCCGGAGTGAAGCAGCAGGCCGAAGAAATAAAATACCTTTTGGAGATGTTGGAGGCCCGCCTTGACCCCTAAGTCTTGCTTACCCCGCAGGGAGGACAGCTAATGCCCGCAGCAGCAACTACCAAAGCGGCAATTAAACGCGCCATCGAAGCCGCCCAAGACGCAGGTTTAGCTATCTGCGCCGTGTCCGTGGCCAAAGACGGCAGCATCCGCGTTGAGACAAATCAGAAAAACCTAGACACCAACTCCGTTCTGGATCAAGGTCCAAAGCCCAAACAGTGGGCTGCGCGGAGGTAAAAGTGACCGTAAAACTACCCGGCTTGTGGGCGGAGAAACTGCCCAGCGGCACCGTGCGCTGTCGGGTCCGCAAAGAAGGTGACAAGCGGGTTGTAACGCGCATACCCGTGGGGCCCGACGATCCGGACTTCCTCCACCACTATTACGCCGCACGTGAAGGTCGTGTGTGGGACGCTCCACCAGAAAACACTGAGGTGCAGCAGAGCCTAGACTGGCTTACGGCACGGTACTTGAAGTTCTTAGAGGACATGGTCGCTGCAAACCAGATGTCTGCCGCCACGCTGAAACAGCGACGTAGTATCCTGACAAGACTTTGTGACTTCACAGACCCCAGTGGGGGACGCTACGGGTCTTTTGACATGAACGCACCCACCGCAGCGTTCATCGCGGTACGAGACGCATGGGCCAGCAAGCCCGGAGCCGCAGACAACCTCATCAAAACAATACGAGCGGTTTACTCGTGGGCGATGGAGCGTGACGAAATCGGTTATAACCCCGCCGTGGGCATCGCTCCTATCAACAAAAACCCAAAGGGCGGAGCGACGGCATGGACGGCTGCTGACCTACGCGCGTTTAGGGCTGCACACCCCAAAGGAACCACAGCGCATCTCTGGCTAACGATCCAAGCCTTTACTGCTTGCCGCATCGGGGACGCCCTGTGGATAGGACGACAGCAGGAGAAAACCATAGGCGGTCAGCCGTGGCTTGAGTTCCAGCCGCGCAAAAAGGGTTCGGCGTTTGTATCCATTCCTATGTTACCGCCACTGGTGGAGGCCACTAGAGCCTCGAAGGTCGTCGGTCCGAGCTACATCCTGAACGATAAAGGCACTCCGTTCTCATCAGTTGAGGCGCTGCGTGTCCGCGTCCAAAGATGGTGCGTGGCCGCGGGCCTAAAGAACCGTTCGTCCCACGGAGTTCGCAAAGCTATGGCGGAGTTGATGGCAGAAGCTGGAAGCTCTCAGCACCAGATCATGGCGGTCATGGCCCACACCCAAGCGCGCACGTCTGAGGTCTACACCAAGGGGGTCCAGCGCCGCGGATTGGCCGCCGAAGGACTGCACTCTCTGGCGGCTCTGGATTGGTAGGGTGCTCCACGCCCCAATTTCGTGGAGCACACTGGTCAGTTAAATAAGGCCAAAACACTACTACTGGTGGTCCAGGGTCGCCCACCATTTCACTAAAAAAGTCAATGAAATCAACGACAGTGTGCTCCACGGGGGCGAAATCCGGCCCTAAACATATCAATAGGTTACGGTAAGGGTGCTCCACGAAACTGGATAAAAAAAGCCCCCCAGCGTGGCAGTGCGAATCCTGACCTTCTGGGGGGTAGTTACCGTTAGAGCGGCGATGCGTCGGGAGGAGACACAAACTCTAACGGGGGAGGTAAACTTAATCGAATCTTCGCTGCGCTCTCTGCTCTCTACGATCCTGACTACGCGGCGCGCGAATTAGATCGCCGACCGACTGACGCCGCATCTCGCGGCCGCTGCCAAAGAAGGGACTGATACGCTCTTTCTGGTCCTGCAAATCGCGCCACTCGTCGCGCAGCTCAGTCATACGACCTCTGGCACCGTCGTCTTTCGCCCGGATATACTCACGACGAATACGAGAAGACTCGTTGCTTACATACTCGGAGAGCTCAAACTGCTGACCACGTGTCCACTTGAACTTTTGTACATCTGTGGAGGGGATACCAAGAGCGTTGAGGAGCAGGCTCTGCATGTCAAAAGCCCGTGGGTCTACCAGCACATCGCCGCTCTTAGCGGAAAAACCTTCTGTGCCAAGTCGATAGGACTCGACCAAAGTGCGGATGCCTTTTGGCACCATGTACTCGATGCCTTTTAGTGCGTCGCCCTGCTTAAAATACTCGGCGGAACGCCCAAAGTTGAGGGCAGTAGTGCCCGACGGTCCGGCCAATGCGTTAAAGAAGACGTCCTTTACGCCATCTTCGCTAGCTTCGAAGTCAATGTACGGGAATGGGTGGAATATTTTACCCTGCGAGAGCTTGGTGGACATGTCGATACCAACCGCAGAGAATACGCCTCGGCTAAGAACGTCTGCAAGGCGTTCGCTCTCTACCTTCTCGCGTATCCAACGCTCGAGTTCTTGCGGCTCTTCTTCGCCCTCTATCCAACCCAACGCGTACGGAGCTAGTGTAGTCACCAGTGGGATACCTGTCGCTCCAGCGAAGATACCCGCGTGAGTTAGGGTATATCCAAGAACGCGTTTGCCCATGGCCTTCTCTTCAGCACTAATAGTCTTATCCACGAAGGCTTGGTTGAAGGCGTTCCCGTAAGCCCAGCCCATCATCAGCTGATATTTGCGGTACTGAGTAGTCATCTTGGGCAGGAACTTCACCACGTACGGCGCATCGAACCGGGCAAAGTTACCCTGTGTGTCTTCGACAACCATCGTGGCGTACTCGTCCGGCGTCATCTTGAGGGTTTTCATCGTCGCGGGGTTGGCCAGTGCCATGTCGTAAGCAGCTACCGCCGCGGCGATACGGTTGTGAGCTTCCACAAAACGCGCCACTTGGTACAGCTTGTGCACGATTTTACCAAGTGCGTCAGTCGCCCGGTTGATCGACTCGTAGCCCGAGTTGAAGCGGTCAAACTCAGAGAGGTCTTCTTCCATACCCACGTCTAATAGTTGGCGCAGCTGCAAGTCTTCTAGGAGTTTGCGGTACTTCGGTGGGGCTTTGTTGATGTCGATTTCGGCTTCAAAGTTTTTACCCATCTTGGCCGCTTTAACTGATACTTTGTACCCACGGGTGAGCGCACCCCATGCGCCGCTATAGTTCTTAAAGTCACCTGCGAGGCGAGGAACAGTAACGATAGCTGGCTGCGTGGCGTTGGTAACGTGGTAGCCCACACTGGTTGTAAGCATGTAGACTGAGTTCATCGCAGCGAGGCGATCTTGGATTGGGGTCTCTTTACCCACCAGTGTGTCTCTGTAGTGCTTCGCCACCATGTTGTAGACGCCGCGCAAGTTCTCTTCATCTCTACCGGCTTCTACGTTAGCCTCAGCGAAGGCTGTATTAATCTCAGCACCGTGTTCCATGTTAGCCACAAGGCCAGCTTCGGCACGGGCGTGAGACAAGAATGAGCGGATCATGTTCTTTTCGTAGCCCGCGCGGTTCATACGGCGAGCGCCAGACTGACGAGCACTGCGCTCGTCTAGTGACTGGAAGTACATTTTCTTTACCATTTCGGCGAACGCAGCTTTAGCGTTAGAGTCGATACCCGATTTGTCGTCTGCGCGCAGCTGCCCAAGTATCTTATCAAAGGCTTCAGGGTTAGACATTCTGTCGTTGTCCATGTCCGGAGCTCTCGGCGACGCCGTGGCGGTAGCGAACTTATCCTTGTTCGCGTCTCGGAACTGTTTGGCCGCGCCCATAGTGTCGAAGAAGCTGATAACGTAGTTCGCTTCATCAGACTTGAGGTCGTTTACTTTTTTCTTGGTTTCCGCTGTATTGTTTTCGCGCATCTCAGCTTCTGCATCTAAGAGGGCTTGGGATTTTAGCTGCCCGACGAAATTACCAAAACGCTTCAGTGGCGCGTACGGCCCTTCAAGCGCAGCATCGGTAAAGAACTTACCCTCTACGCCAAGGTTCTTGGCGATCTCCTGCTTGCGTAAGCGCATTGTCTCACCGTGGGCGAAGATGTCTTTCACCAGCTGCTGTTCTTTCTGAGCCAGTCGGTCGAACTTACGCTTCATAACCGGGTCGACCTTGACTGTTCTACCTTCGATCTCTGGGTCGTAACCCCACTTTTGGTAAAAGGTTGAACTACCGATGAAGTCGTTGACAACTTCCAGACGCTCCGGTTTCATGTCTCGGGCCTGAACAGCCACGCTTTCAACGCCGCGGCGAATATCGTTTCGTGTCTTCTCTGCTTCCAAGCTGGCATTATACCAGCGGCCAGCCGACGGCATCGTCTCTTTGTTCTCTCGAATAAACTGGTGCAAGAACTTGGTGGAATCCACAGCGTTGCGCGCAATAAATGACGCATCATCAAAAAACTTCGTAGCCCCTTTACCTAAGTTTTGCTTGACGTAAGCTCTCGCAGCTTCGGTTTTCGTCGTTGCGTCGCGGCCTACACCATAAGACGGCGACTGGAATGGAGCAGTGGTTGTAGTTGGGTCTAGGCTGCCTTCCATGAGCTCGAAGCGCGCTGCGCCGTAAGCCATGTCGACAAGGTCTTGTGCCACTAGAGTGTCTACGTTGCGAAGGCCGAGCGCCTCGAAGGCGGCTTTGAACGCGTCATAGATGCGCTGCACAAAGTTACCAACCGCGTCGCCCGCAGTGGGGTCCACCCCTGCCATTGTGGCTTCTTCGAGGAAGTAGGCGATAGCCTCTGAAACAACCACGCCGTCAGATACGCCACCGCGCATTGCAGCAAGGTCCATACGACGCAGGGTGCGCAGGGCGAGTTTACTCTCAAGAGAACCGTCGTTAGCTCCCGCCCAATCAGCAATCTGCGAAGCGAGCTTTGTGCGGGAGGCTTCGTCTAGGACGTTGTCGATACCCACGTGGCCGCCAACTTCGTGCATAAACGCAGCGCGTTCGCCACCGGCGGGGATACGATCTAGGATAAAGTGCGCGTGAGGCACTCCGTTCTCGTCTTCCTGAACCCAGCCGTAAGGCTGTACTTTTGCGATTTCGGCCACGTCGGCATATGGAACATCGCCACTCTCCACCGCAGCGAGCGCGTCGGCTTCGTTATCGAAGACGTGAATACGGACGTTCTGCGTATCACCTGTCAACTCGTTAACAGATTGTTCAAATGCTTCGCGGGATGCCGTAGCAGTCGCGTTGTCCCTCACGCCAAAGCGAGGATTGCTCGTCTTGGCTTTCTTGGGGTCAATCTTCTTCCGCTTCCTAACTTCTACTACCGGCGCAGTCTTAACCCCGCCGACTACTCCGGTGCTGGCTTCTTGGCTGCTGCGTCCGCTCTCGCCAGTATCCGCAGTTCCGACTTGTTCAGTTGGATTCCCGCTTTCTGCGCTCGTCGCATCCCCGGTACTCGGTCCTGCGTCGTCTGCAATTTGGGTTGCGGTGCTTTCGTTGGTTCGTCCTGCATTGGTATCCTCCAGTGTGGGGCCAGCGTTATTCTGGTCGTATTTGTTTTCGATGTCACGCAGGTCTTGCGCGAGTTGGGCGTCGTCAATAGAGCCCTCTTTATGTTCTTCGACTGCGGAAATCCACTCGAGTAAATCTGCTTTACCCAGTTGGTCTACGTTCGGACCTCCAACAGAGACGCCGTTTTTCCATGCGGAAATAGCATCCCGCCCGTGGGTTTTAACCATCCCTACAAGCTGCTTGTTACGCTCTTTGTCCGCAATTTCTTGACGCTTGTTAGCGTATTGGTCCGCCTCTTGTGAGCGCGCTTCCATGTACACAACGTCTGCATCG